TAAAATGTATACTGCTTTTGGGTTGAAATGTCAAGTAGATTCTATATCTTCTGTATAGGTATTTTTTACTCTTATAGAAGAGTTAAAGTAGGTAAACCAAATTACTGCCCATATGAGAGAGCCAAGCGTATAACCAGGACTTATAGGACTTACAAATATACTTATAAATATATTTGTAATAGACATTATAACTATATAAGTATTTGTTTGTTTTACAATCCCCTTTCTTTTTTTCAATAAACTCCAGCAAATATAAGAAGAATATAATCCACCTACTATAATAATAAAACAGATAGCAGGTGAATATGCTACTATTAAATCAATAATACCTACAACAACTTCAATAATACCTAATATACCATTAGTCCAAACAAACCAGCCTAGCCACCCCTTTACTCCAGCTAATTCTTTCATGTTCCTTTTCACTCCTATACTAAAATATCTATATTCTGCCCTAAAGCCTCATCCTGAATCTTATTTACTTCAACCTCATCAGTAATAGGCTTTATTATTACGTCTCTCATGTAAACAATACTACATTCTTTTCTATAAGTCAATACCTTTCTCTCATCCTCACTAAAGGCTATTTCAAACTTTACTTGTGTCATACAGCCCCCACAGCAGAATGACTATCAGAGGTTTGGAGCATCCTCTGGTGGAAATCATCAGCATCAATTCCCTTCTCGAACAGGATATCAGTATAGATACCTTTCTTCATCTGTTCAAAAATAAGGTTCTTTTCAGCTTCAGTTATCTTACTGTAGTTCTTCATACTGTTTCCTAGAAATATACATCCTCTCAATAAACTCGTCCTCTACTTTAGCATCCTCAGGAGAGAAGATAATGTTCTCAAATATACCCTTATTCATATTATCAAAAAGCTGAACTTTCTGATCCTCAGTAAGAATGGCATACCTAATGTCCATGTTTATCCTCCTTAAGATAAGTATATCATAGTATTTCCTATGAGGTTGCCCTAGTATTAGGATGATTGCCTATATCTAAAAATGTAATATACTTAACTGGTGGTTTAACACGAATGTTCTGCTGTATCTGTATAGTGATTATATCGGCTCCTGGTATATGAAAATCATATTTTCCTTGTCCTCGTGGTGTCCATTCATGATAGTCTAAGGTTTGGGCACCACCACTAGGGAGGGGAATAGTGTAAGGCAAACCATTCCCATCCCCATGTTCTACCAGATATTGTTGAACGTAGGCTATTGTATATATAACATCCTGTTTTTCTTTTTCTGTAGAATACTTTTCTAATACTTTTTCAAGATTTTTTGTATAAGTATTTGCATGGATAATCTTAACTATAGGCTTTGGTTTTATTTTTTGAGATACTGGAGATTTTTGATGCTTTGGTTTTTTCTTGTCCCCTTCCATAAGAGGATTGAAGTCATTGAGAATATCAGTTAACTTCATTTTTCTCTTTATCTTGCTTTTCCTGTACCTTTTTCACCAATCGTTTCATCCAATCATAAGCATCATCAGAAGATTCAAAAAGAATATCCCCAGAAATCTTGGTAACACTCTTCTGCTTCTGAGCCTCAGTCATTCTACTGTAGTTCTTCATACTATTTTCTCCTATCTATAGATAATATATACTATAAAATTAGTCCTGTCAAGAGAATAATACTGTTTTTATTTATTTTTCAGGCTCATGAGGACTCGAACCCCAACTAATGGTTTTGGAGACCATTGTGCTACCATTACACCATGGACCTATTTCTGCTCTACTAAATCATCTACAATACCATGCCAACCACACTCACATATAGCAGAATTTTTATCTGGAGGAGCAAAATAACCAACAAGGGTTTCTAATATATATATATATTTCCACATTGAGGACAGGCTTTATGCTTATTTCTATATTCTTTACTAATCATTTTACTCCCCTTTATTGTCCGAGTAGGAGTTGAACCTACGATGGCGGGATTCAGAGTCCCGTGCATTCACGACTATGCTATCGGACATTGTTTCCCCCCACACCGAATCGAACAGTGATACCGAGAATCAAAATCTCGGGTCTTAGCCATTAGACGATGGAGGGCTGAACGGGAAGTGCAGGGATTGAACCTACGACATTTTGCTTAACAGGCAAACACTACTACCTCTGAGTTAACTTCCCTTGGAACTATCGACTCAAGATATACCCTATGATAGAATTGAACTACCGCTCCCTGGGTGTAAACCAGGAACTCTACCATTAAGTTAATAGGGCATCTACTACAAACGTTCCATTTCTAATCTCTTTAATCTGCTCTTCAAATATAAATATTATTTCTATTGAATATTGCTTCTTAATTATTTCCATCTTCCTTTTATCATACTCCTTATAATATCCTTTTACCTCTATATACTTATTTTTATCTGGTAAGTAAAAATCAGGAACATATGTTTTTGGCTTACCCTCTAAAGTATAAGGTAAATAAATTTTACGAATCCAGTGTATACCTTGAGAGTTAAGCCAATTTGCTACATCTCGTTCCCATAGCCCCCTACACCAAAATTCCTCATTCTCTAAATTCTTTATTTTATAGCTTCCTATTTTCTGGAATCCCCCATGGTTACCTCCTAGTTCTTCTATAGTTTTAGACCTTGCTAAAGATAGTTTTCTTCTTGTTTCTACACTTATAGGTTTTTTTTTCATTTCTATAAAAGAACTTCTTTGAGCGTCTGTCCTACTAGGCTTAGGCAATCCCAATTCTTTTGCTTTAGTATATTGATTATTTCTTTTTCCTTTTTTTCTCCTCTCTTTAGCATCTTCTGAACAGAAAAAGTTTATTTCTCTGTTAGGATTATTTTTACAGTACCTCTCATGATTAAATTGGGAATTGCCATTTTTAGCAATTTTCTCACAATATCTACATTTACCTGTAAACTCTATTTTTCCCAGTATCCTTGATTTTCCAATACATTTGCATTCATGTCGTAAAAAGTTAGAATAACTAATCAATTTACCACATTTTAAACAAATTTTTTTAAACATTTCCTCATGCATAGTTAGTATTACTCCTATTTCTACTCTGATGCTTTCACCCTTGAACCAACTGAGCTAATTTCCCTTAAAATGGCGATCTAATTCTTATCAGCCTATCTACAATAACTTTCATCGTTAATTATACTGATTGCAGCAGATCATGATAGCAATCATCACATAACCATTCCATTCTAGATTCACCAGTCATTTCATGAGTATAGGGATTCTCTCTATACTCAGCAGGGTACCTACCACAATTATCACAAGAATGCCCTTTGTAACGATTATCTAACTCTTTTTCTCCTTCCATAAAATCAAAATTAAGCATTAGTACCTCCTACTAACATACCATGAAAGAACCCTGGTGTCAAGCGTAAAGAGTTTACAATAGCACCAATAGTTTTATTATTAAATTCGAAGGTTCTATCTGTAGCATAGTCTAAGTACAGAGTTTTAGTCCTACCATCATATCCATAGTAGAAAGTGCCTTCTGTGCTTTCCCCTGGCTGCATCTGCTTCTTCAATTCAGCGTGAGAGGTACCACAGGAGCCCACTACAGCGTCGTATCTACCTTTATTGGATACAAGTAGCCCTCGGCCCCAATGAGAACCAAAGACAGGCACAGATTGGTGTGCATCCATGATATTCACTTCAGGAACTACTTGTTTGAAACCAAGTTTTAGATTAGCCACTCGGAGGGCCTCTTCTAGCGCTTCTTCTTCTACCATAATTCCTTCATCAAGCTTTAGTATGTTTTCCGTTGTCATGTATAATTAGTCTTTAGAATGTTAGGGGAAAGGCGTATACAACTCTTAATAGTCCATTGAGATTAGCCCTCACAGCTACATCCAGATAGGTTCCTTTTAGCAGTACTATCCCCCCTTCAGTAATATGTTGGAACTTATACAAAGATTCTCTTTTTCCAAACTTAGGGAAAAAAGATGAAACTGCTATACAATTTCTACCTATAATATCAAGCTGTATACAGTCTATTACTTTACATTCTTGTTCTTTCTCTTCCTCCTCCTTTCGTTTCTTTTTGAGTGCAAAAAGTTCTGTTTCGAGTAAATCAATTTTTTCCTGTAGTGTCATACTAACTCTCCTTTACATCATTACGAGTAGGACCATATGAAATATATTTACTTTCACCTAAGCTCATATTAGTATATTGATCCCCAGCCACCATTTATAGCAAGGTTATCGGCTATTTTATATAGTTCATTCAGGTGAGCAAATACTTTAGCATCACCACCATGATCAGGATGGAACTGCATAGAGAGTTTATGATACTCAGATTTGTATCCATCGAAGGTAAAGAGGTTAGCTGGATTATGGATAGAGAGAAGAGCTTCACCCGTCATTTATTTTCCTTTTTTTTAGCACGAGCAGCGATTAAATTGATTCGAAGTTTATCCTTCTCTTCCTCAGTCAAAGGTCTTCGAGTTCTTACCTTCTTAGGTATCTTGTTTTCAACCTCCACAATATCAAAGATATCCTGGAGCCTATTCAAGACTATCCGTACATTTTGCCATAGTGGCATATGGGCGATTTCATTACAAAGCATATTACATTCTTTATTTTTATTTAATGGACGTAAGGATTCCCGAATAGCAGGAAAGAAGTCTAAAGCATCTTTCTCCGTACCTGTAATGAAAAGTTTGGGCTTACCACTGCCTACATCTGTACTTTTGACTGCTTTTATAGCCTTGGCTTGTTTTCTGCCTTCCTGCATTGCTTTCTTGTGCTCATCGGTGAGCTTGAATCCTTTTGGTCGTCCTCTATGCATTATAAAACCTCATTTAAGAATCTCATCAATAATCTCTATAAAAAGTATCAGCAGCCACAAACAAAGAACAAAACCTATAACAATCCATAGTGGACATAGTACCCACAACCAGGACTACGTAATAGCACCAGTGAGTTTTAGTATAATAAAGAGAATAGTTAGTAAAGAAGCCCAGGGTATACTTAAAGTAACTTTAGTTGATTTCATTTCTTTCTCCTTTTATTCTCTATCCCACAATTTAACTTGTATGGAATCTATAAGAATCTTTTTTGCTTGCTCTTTCAGCTCTTCAGTAAGAGGCACCTCTGATGCCTTAATCTCATTATAGCGATTATCTATACGATCATATTTTTTAACTATTTTCCAAGCGTGCCTTTTTGTTTTTCTTTCACACTCATAGTATTTGTCAAGATAAAGAACATCCCTATTATCATAGAACCAAAAGATATATTCTTTTTTGTGAAAATCATCAACAGGAACATCAAGAATAACGTTCATTTTCTTCTCCTTCTAAAAGATTTGGCTTTATTCTCCAGTTGCCTCATATACAATCTATCATCTCTTCTAGAAAATGTCAAGCATAAAAAATAAAAAAAGAGAGGGAGTTTTTTCTCCCTCTCCTACCCTGCTGATGCTGTTGAATTGTAGCAACCACGCTAACTATTTATTACGCTATAGATGTTTAATCTACCAACCCTTGGTTTAAGGGCCCGACCTCTCCTATCAACAGCACTAGTCGTTCGCAGCAGTCCCATATCTACCCTCTAGAATGGCAGGTAACTATAGTATGGGTACTATAGTATGACTAATAAATAATTTTAAGAACCCATGGGCTAAATAGTATTCACTCCCACAAATCCTCCTTATTCCTGAAATGCCTTGATCCTATGTGAGCGATCTATCATCGCATCAATAGCATCTACCATGTAGCTGTTGTGGGGCTTCCTGCACGCAAGGGCACCATCTACTTTGGCATCAAAATCAGGGTCTTTCTGGTCTATACCCTGAAATGGGTTCATCCACTTGTCAACCTTAAAAGTTCCGTTGACAGCCATCTCGATAGCCCTGCGAAGGCCCTCCTCTCGGTCGAAGTGAGGAACCATTATCTCACAATCACCTTTCCATCCTTGTTCCGCCATATCCAGGTACAGCCGGTAAGCTTTGGACTGGAAGATATCCACCTTAGGAGCAGGAATCTCCTTTCCATTCTTATCCATAACTCCAGGCTTGTAATCTTTTACCCTCTGGAGCATTTTCTGGATAGCGGGAACCTGATGAAGTTTCAAGTCCCTACTTTCGTAATCGTGTCGATGGTTTACCATTGACCACCCAATCTTGTTCTGGCCTATAGCCACGACAATTCCTATCTTAAACCCAAGATCATTACGCACATACGTGATGATGACCTTGTTCTGTTTAAGATACTCCTTAACCATACTGTACATATTAACTCCTTAGATTAGGTAACCGTCTAGCAGTTCCTATCTATAAATAGTATACTATGGTTTTTTAAAAAAGTCAATAGGAAAATAGCCGATGCCAGATTTGAACTGTGCCCTAGCATCCCAAATGCCATGTGCTACCGGATTACACCACAGCGGCTATAAATAATCTTTAGAGAAATGCTCTTTATTATGACAATTAGAACATAAAACCTCACATTTATCAATTTCTTTTTTTATATTTTTAAATGTATTCCCAAATCAGAATTCTCTAGTCAACTGATGGCCCCAAACCACCCGCTCTACTATCTGAGCTACATCCCGATATATTACCAGTCTCTGCTCAAAACATGGTCTCTCATCACTTGACTCTCTGGAGACACTGGCGGCTTCACGTAATTAGGATCAGCCCCCCATGCTGCTTTTGCTTTTGTTTTCTGGTCTACAGGCACATCAATAGGGGTACCTAACATTACATTGATTTCAATGTACAACTTAGTCAATTCTTCTGTCAAGTCCCTCTGTTGGTTTAGCTTGAGTCTAAGTAAATCCAATTTAGCTGCTATTTTGTTTACATCTATATCCATATAAATCTCCTTATTTCATATTAGTGCCAAGCATATGTTCTCTATTTAATCTTGATACTATTTGTTGCTTAAAATTATTAAATGCTTGCTTATGTGTAGCATCCTTTTGAGCATAGGACATTACTACATTTAATCCAGGGTCTATTTCAAATAAATCATCTATTGTTAGATTATTCCACTCATCCTCCCCCATCAGTTTCTTTCTTTGAAGTAATCCATGGATATATGCATTAAGTTCCACAGTAGAAAATATCATATTAGGAACTTTGTAATATTTAGCAGCCCCTTGGTCTGAAGAATTATGCCTACTCTTTATATAATTACTATTAGTAGTATATAATGTTTCATATATCCAATGAGATATTTCATGGTATATCCCCGTTTGATATTCCTCTAAAGTAAAAAGTTTTTTATCTTTAGCATAAATTATATCTTGGTCAATTCTATTCATAGAACCCATAGGTCTATTAGGTACTATTGAAGTATATACATCATTAAAATCAGTAAAAATTTCATTAGAATAATACCATTTCTTCAGTAAGTCATACAGCACCATAGGATAGCCAACACTAATATAATCCAAGGCACTATCATAAAACCAATTGCAATAGGGTATAAAATATATTGAAATAGGGTGCTTTTTATGAGCCTCATTACAGATAGGGGAGAGTAGTCCTCCTGACTTAGTTATATGTTTATACCTATAGGGCACTTGCATGATATCTAATAACTTACTTTTATTATTGTTTATAGCAATGGAATCTAAAAGTTCTGTAAACTGGATAAAAGGTAAAGATAATATTTCTATGTCTTTATCCTCTATATCAAAAACTTTTTCATACAGATGTGAATTTTCTACAAACTCCATACAACTCATTCTTGAGCCTTCAAGTAATAGTGTGTATTCTTCCTCTTCTGTAAGCCTAATCATATGTAGTTAGTGAAACTAGTTATTTATGACAGAGCTACACAATCAAAAACGCCCCCCAGAATAGCCTAAAATAATGTATGATTTTCTCTCTAAAAAAATAAATGGAGCTACAGGGAGTCGAACCCTGGTTTGAAGAATGCAAATCTACTGTAATAGCCACTATACTACAGCCCCATTGTTTATGCTGTTTTCTTAGCCTTCATGTTCCTTAGTAATGTTTTCAATCCTATAATAATACCAACTGCTGAAGCAGCAATACCAAAAATTTGATTAGCATCATCTAAAAAATTCTTTACCTTTATATGTTTTAGTTTAGCCTGAAGTAAAGCCTGTTGTTCAGTAGATACGGATTCTGGTCTAGCTGATTTTGGTGTTAGCATTAACATTTCTGTTTTAGCCGGTACCGCTGCTACTAAACCTATATTTAATTTTTCCTGCACCCAGGGTACTACATAGGGCTTTACAACAAATACATACAAGCCTATGGCTAAACCTAAGCTAATGACTATAATTTCCCATGTTTCTATTATCTTTTTCTTCTTTGCTGCCATATAATATCCTTGTATAATTAGTGGGATCAGAGGGACTTGAACCCTCAACTAACGGATTAAGAGTCCGCTACTCTACCATTGAGTTACGATCCCAATGGGTCTACTGGGAATCGAACCCAGGACTCTCTGGTTAAAAGCCAGATACTCTACCACTGAGTTACAGACCCAGATTTTTGATCCTGGCCCGGTTTGAACGGGCTACCTACTGCTTCTTTATTACTCTGATATAGACTCGTATTATGTGACCCATATTGGATTCGAACCAATGACAAGTAGATTAGAGGTCTACTGCGCTATCCTCTGCGCCAATGGGCCAAATAAAGTTCTCACATTCCTCTTTAGTTTTTATTATAATCAAGTTAGGTAAATACTTCTCTAGCAATAACTCTATTTTTTCTTTTTGCTGTTCTTGCACTATTGAATTTTTAGGGTCTAAATAAACATTATACTTAGGTAAATAAAAATCTGGAAAATAGTGATGCTCTTTTCCGTCCCTATCTACCCAAGGTATAGGCTTTGGTCTAACCCAATCAATATCTAAATAGTCTAATCTTTGAGCTAACACTACCTCCCATGAAGAATCTAAAATAATGATAGTGCCATCTTTTTTATAAAAAAGTTGTTGATGCCTCATAAGTCTTCTATATGTTAATTTTCTTCCTATCTCTGATAATTTTTCTTTTGTTTCTTTTGTTTGTAAGTGTCCTGGTTTTCCTCGAATACTATTAAAATACTCTTTATACTTTCCTTCTCTATGGGCTTTTTTTATCCCTTCACTTGCCTTTTTTCTAGCTTTCTCTGTTTGCATAGGAGCTGCACCTAATGCTCGTATACTTGCATTTTCTCTATATGTAAAATATTTAGGATTAGCAATGCACCATCTCATATGATTTATTTTTATTTGGTGCTTCTTCTCTTTTAATTTAATCTTACAATAAGGGCATATTTCAATAGGTTTATTTACAAAAGGAATAATTCCTTTGCAAGCATCTTTATGTTTTTTTATTTGTGAAGAATTGTAGAATCCCTCACACTTTTCACACTTTACTTTTGTTTTTCCAGCCATACTTAATTAGTATGATTAGAAAAGTATTAGTCTAATGCTTTATCCTTTTTACTATTACCTTTGACTGGATTTGAACCAGCAACCACCTGATTCGTAGTCAGGTACGCTATCCCTTTGCGCCACAAAGGCAAGATGGGTCCAGAGGGGGTCGAACCCTCAATCCTTTCGGCATTAGTTTCTAAGACTAACGTGTATACCACATTTCCACCACGGACCCTTATATTTTCTTTACAGGTGGCTGGAGGGAGTCGAACCCTCTATCTCTATCTTCACAGGATAGCGCAACACCAAATCTGCCTCAGTCACATTCCACGGTCTCCGAGTCGAACGGAGGACAACCAAGTCTTCAGCCTGGGGCTCTACCAACTGAGCTAACCGTGGCAATAAAGCGGCATGTCGGATTCGAACCGACGACCCCGAGTTTGGAAAACTAGGACTCTACCCCTGAGCTAATACCGCATGTAAGAGTGCTCTAGCCTCTGAGCTATAGGGCCTTCCGGCCCCAGAGGGACTCGAACCCCCAACCTCTCCTTTCTAGACTGTGCTTCCAATACACCACAAGACGGATTCGAACCGCAACCTGCCAGCTTGCGAAGAGATGGACTTGAACCACCCACCCCGAAGTTATCAGCTTCGTGCTCTAACCAGATGAGCTACCTTCGCTTACTATTGCAAATAGAGCAAGTACACACAATGTACTAACCCCCAACATATACATCCAAGTAAATACTATACTCATAGTAAGGGGTAAATAATTTAATATAAGTAATTCTACTGATAACAGTAATGAATACCAACCAAAGTTACTCCACGATTGGGCTTGTATGTTTTTTTCGGCTTCAGGACCGAAATATAGTACCAATCCTAATCCTATAGCAAATATGATTTGTATTACTCCTTCCATTGAAGGGGCAAACGTACCCATAGTAATAGAGCCCACAATGCCTATTACAATCAAATATGCCCACAAAGTCCTAACAGGAATCAAACTTAAAGTCTCGTTCATTTTATTCCACCTCACAGTACTCTTCCATCAGACGTAGGGCATCTTCATACGAGGATGCTTCGAATAGTTTTTCTTGTAATTCCTTCGCTTGCTCTTTCTGTCCTGCTTCTTTTAGTGCTTTGGTACAGATACCTAACAGATTAAATACATTACCATTAGCACCAGTCAAAGTAACCTTAGGTTTAAACATTTACTTCCTCCCCCATGGATTGTAACTTTTTATAGGAGCACTTATCCCTTTTTTCATCCACCATCCCGTATATCGTATAAAAGATATAAGGTCTAGTTTCATCCCTATATTATTAAATCGGATTACTCCATTCTTAGAAACCCAACTTATAACATTCATATTGCTATCCCATTCTGTAGTAAAATCTTCATAAATGTTAGTCCATTTAGTGGAGTTATACATACGAAGAAAATCATCAAAATTTCCCCATGCATAACCTATAGTAATCTTATTAGCTTGATTAAGATGTATACCCCACGCTATCAGTAAAAACATAGCTCCTATCAAGAATAACATTGCTATTATAGTGAGAAAACCAAATAAATACGCCATATTTTACTCCTTTAGGGCAACCATTCTCACTGGTGATAATTTTAGCATACTACTAAATATGCTTCGTGTCAAGTATACATCATAAGAAGATTGGTGAAGTTCGGCTTCATCAGTAATAATACCATAATCGGGCGCTACCTCTTTGAGTTTTCTATTTGGCTTATTTTCTATTTTGCTCTGTACTACCATTATATCTAAAGAATGAGGAAATATCATATGCTCTTCAAGATAGATGTTATCAAAACCTGTATTATTATACCCGATATATACAGGGGCATCTTCACAAAAGAGTTTAAAGGAACTAATGTCATTCAAAAAATACATAGGATAAAGATTATCATCCTTCCCCCGTTTTTGCTTAATTACATATTCATCTGTAAGTCCATTTACTTTTGTAGCCCGAGGATCATAAGGCTCTACAGAGTAGTAATATCGAGCATATGTGTCTATAATCTCTATTGTTTTGTTTGGCAGTAATCTACACTTCTCAGCCGATATGGATAATACTGAAGGCATTGGATTTTTAAGTAAACCATTAGTTTCCAGATCGTAAACAATAAATCTATTATTGTCCCTTATATAGCGGATAACTTGCGCTATATACTTATTTAGAACCTGAAGTTGCTCCTCGTTTATCATCATTTTCTCCCCTTAGTTTATTTACTTTTACCCATCTCTCGTATCTATCTAAAAAATCAAATTGTTTATTATTATCTATAATAGACCTTATTTTACTCACATACTCATATGCCTGTTCTACCGTTTTACCTAATCTAACAAAACAACCTACTACTATAATACCTGTACGCCCATGACCACCATGACAATGTACCAATACATTACTCTTATTTTTTAGTAAAGTCAATATCATTTCAACAAGCTTGTTGAAGGAAACAAAATCCTTAGGCACACCATAGTCTACAATAGGGTAGTGTATTACTCTCAACCCATTTTCCTCGTATACATCAAATAAACCTTTATCTATATATATCCTATCTAAATCTTGTTGCTCTAATAATACTACAACAGTAGTGATATTAGCATCTATAGCTTTCTTTGAGATTATCTCTGCTTCTTTTGTATCTAATGGTGCTGCTGTCATATATAGTTTGGCCCCATTAGAGAAAGGGATAGGGTCTAATTTTAATATTCTAGGTAGCTTCTTTTTAAAAGGTATGTTATCATAATCATCAGTTGGGTAAGCCTCACTCAATATTTTATATAATTCAATATTTGTTTTCTTAAGCCATTGAATATTTTTTCCCCATTCAGTCATAGTATTACCCCTATCCAATTAGTCTAAAAAAGGAAGGAGCGGGGGTCTTACCTTCCCCCGCCCCAATTAATATCTTTCAAGGATATTGTTAGTATTGCTAGTACCGTTTCGGGCCGAAGTCACCCAATGGTTTGTACTAAAAACGCCGAGTCTTCCACCGACTCTCCTCTCCCACAAAGAATTCTGTTTCCAAAATGCTTAGTGGGAGGGATTGGATTCGAACCAATGCCTACGTTAAACTACCATTGTTGCCAATGCCTCTGTCACAATCTAGACTTAAGAAAACTATGAGCAATACACTAAAAATTAAGTTGGTGAAACTTTGATACTCGTAACGATGTAGAATAACCAATCCTACAATACTCCTACTGACACTAAAACTAGCTCTTAAAGAATCAGCCCCCAAAGCAACCCTTATGTGCTAAAGGAGGTGCACTTCTAGGAAGGTATCAAAAACCTAAAAGTGATAATACCACACAAAGATTGCTGTGGTGGAGCTGACTCCATTATACATCTTAATTAACTGTTGATATAGGTGAAGAGTTTATCACCTAACTTTACGTTCACTACTTGGGCCTGATTAGCTTGCTGACGGGCCTGTTTTACTGCCTGTATGAGGGTATCAATCTTTGACAAAAGATTGGACTTCTCTATAGGCTGCAAACGACCAGTTGAATAAGTAGTCTCGTACCTACCTACCTGCACAACATTCTTCACCAACTCGGTCTGAGCAGCGAATTTATCAGTAGCAGCGGCTTTAAGTAATACCTCTAACTTCTCTACTGACCTAAATTTGGTCTCGACAGGGGCTACATAGATGGCCCTAGCCTGGGTAGGGTCCTTCGTCCATGAGCGGGCAGGGTCCACCGTAGGAATCTTTTTGTAAACCTCACGAATTCGCACTAGATACTTCTCTAGCGCAATTAGAGAAGTAGCTGAGAGGGTACCGAAGTCAGTACCATCATCGAGCTTCAAAGGGGCAGTAGCAGTGCCGGAAGCATTGGTCTCTTCCTTGCTAATGGTAGCATCGATAGCCTTGATCATAGCATCCTTGGCATAGTCAAGTTTCTCGGCTACAGTAGTAACCAGTTCCTTCTTCTCAGGAGGAATCTGTTCTCCATTCTGATCAAATGAAACGTAATTCTTTAGCACTCCATCAAAAAGGTCTTCCTTTTTGGTGAACGTATTCAAGCATTCCACATCAAGGATATTCCTTGACTGTTGTGCTAAATCTTGCTCCACGCAAAGTAGCTGATGTAAAAAATTTCCTGACATTTCCTTCTCCTAAAACTTATAAACAAGGCTTGATACCCTGCTCTCCTACTTATAGTATACTACAGTTGATGGGCTTTGTCAATATGTGTTTTGCTCATCTTCTGTTTAGTCTCTTCTGAATGATGTTTACCATACATACCATTATTTTTACCAGAAGTCTTCTCACTTATTTTCTTTTTTGACTCTTCTGAATGTATATGCCCTGTAAAACCTATTGTTCTAATATTAGTAGCAGTAGAGCCTGAATCTCCATAAAAACGGGAAAGGTTGGTTTTGTTCCAACAATCACTCAGGAATTACCCTTTGTAGTTTTCCATTAAACTACTTCCCCAAAAAATAGAAGGGGGGCACTGTTGATAGCATCTCAGCCCACTATGGATAAATCCCACTTTACCCTGCCCTCGTTAGTTTACTATTGGCGCACAGTGTATCGAAAAGTTCCATAAGCGGTAGGCTAGAGCCTTTGGGTAAGGTACTACCCCCAATACTCGTTTACTCCTCTTCTTTCTGGTATTGCCAGTTTTCAACTGCTCCCGGTCCCTTCTTATAATACTATACTATTCTTTTTCAAAAAAGTCAATAGGTCTTTTAGCTCCTACAAATCTTCCAGCACACGATCTTGAACAAAAGCCATGTTCTGTTTTTATTTGTTTATTTCTAAAAAATTCTTTTTTACAATACTCGCATATGTAAGAAAACTTTGGTTTATAATTATCATATAGATAATATATTTTATCTTTACTTATCTTGTAAATACTTTCTACATAATCAAACTCTTCTTGTAAATTTTCTTTTCTCTTTACTATGACATAGTATCCATTATACTCTGCTATTTTATTCTTTTCATCTACAGAAGAATCTCTTTCATATCCTTTTATTTCAATTATATTACCTTTTTGTAAAAAATCAGGAATATATTTTCTTTTAGTAAAAGGAGCTGAAAGTTCTTTTTCAAATCTACTAAAAGGTATATTATTATCTAATTGATATATTACCCAGGCAAGTTCATAAGTGCTACCACAATATATTCCTTTATAATATCCGCTTTTAGATCGTCCTGAGCCTTCCCTATACCCCCCAGTAGATACTTTTCTAAAAATATGTTTGCTATCCTTATTATAACATGCTTTACTACAATATATTTTTTTAGAATAGCAAGGAGGAACATTAAAAGTATTTTTACAACAAGGACATATTTTATGCACTCTTCTATTTTTTGCTTTTTCTACAAATATTTCTTGCCCTTTTTTCCATAATCCAGAAGTTTTAATGGATATACTGATTTTTAACTTAGTTTCTTCTGAGTGTATCCTAGTATTAGAACAAGCCCTTGAGCAGTACTTACAAAGAGTCCCCTCTCTTTTTCCTTTATCCTTTCTCCAATCTTTATAAAATGTTTTACCACAATTTATACATTTCATATATAATTAGTATAAATTGAACTGATAATCTACAGAATGATTAGAACTCCTAGCCCATAGCAGACTCGAACTGCTTTTCCAGGATTTCTATACTCACTCATTCAAATGAATATAGAAAGCCCTATTTCTTACCTATAGAAGAATGGGCCTCAATAGCTCCACTCGGATTCAAACCGAGGCTCTTCTCCTTGAGAGGGAGATGACTTAATCACTCGTCTATGGAGCCATAATAAAGGTGGTTCTCATACACCCGGTAGCTGTAATGGCAAGCCATCCATACAGTCAAGCTAACCTTCGGATAGTGGGAATGTCGCTCCTTCTAAGTGCAAGGTGGGCTCCCCCAGTCAACCTAACTTCACTACGTATGTGATACTCCCCGATTACTCCATACTACCCCTTAGCGGGCTCTAAGGCATCCCCATGTATCACGAGGGAGGTTATTTCATACTGTCCTATTTCTAGGACAAGGGCTAACACTCTAACCCTATTTACCCCACCTAAGACTCGAACTTAGACTGAATAGTTCTTGAAACTACTGCCTCTGCCTTTGGGCTAGTAGGGCATATTATCTGCCCAAGATGGGACTCGAACCCATACACTCTTTCGAGTACTGGATTAACTGAAGCTCTATTTACAAAGCTTCCGTTAAGTCCAGGGTGTCTGACCAATTCCACCACTCGGGCATAGATGGACCATAATGGTTCTTTATGGACTGAGGGAACCTATCTGCTTGTCCAAGGCAGACTCAAAGACCTCACATAACATAAACAATCTATTAGGTGTGTTATTACACCAAAAGGAAGATGCGCCCACCTACTCATCGTTCCACGACCCCTCAATGGTTGCGCCCACATCCGGTCATCTGGTGCCTCACCCCTTTTAGGTTACTAACCAGAGCCTACTGTCCCACTCATTAAAGCTGGACACTTCTAATCCAACTGCCTAATAGACTACTACAGCCCTATCTTTGCCAGTTCCTCCTGGCTGCAATCGGTCATGAGCTTCCTACCCTGCCTTCGCAGAGACTTAGGAGCAAGCTCCTGCCCACCAGACTTCCTGCGAACTCCACCCTGGTTTCCCTCCGTGGAACTCCTGCCGGAATTCTTGCCAATCCTCTTGATCCTGCACGAACGACTCCTAACCTTAGTCGCCATATTTATCTCCTTACAACAAGTGATAGTAGGAATGTAACACATTCCTTTACTAAAATCAATATCTTTTTTTAGTTAAGAGTGAATATTCTTGTATTTTACAGACGTTTTCTTTATCAAAAAGAACTTGATACTTACCATATTCAATTTCTTTAGCCTCATAAACAGCAAGAACAAATCCCAAAGAATGAAGAAGTCTTCTATCTCTCAAATTGAACCATTTTCGAAATTGTTGTAAATCTTTAAATCCACATTTTTCACTATCCTTAATAAACCTATTAATATTATTATCATAATAAGGCACAGGAGGATAATCATTTGTATGACGATTCTTAACATGAGACATGAAAATATCATAGTACTGACCACGATATGGTCCAATACATTTACGATCCTCAACCCTGTACACAAGTGCCATTTTTGGCTCCTCAGAAATAGGATAATAGGAGTATACCATACTCTAAAATAAAAGTCAAATAAAAAACTTCAGGATAGGTAATATTTTGAATATATACTATCACTCCCCTATAACGCTTGGCTCCATCATAGAGTTTCCCTTTTTGGTGAGCCATCACCTACTCAGGCTGAAGTTACCCTTCACAAGACTAATACACAAAACTATATTTATATTTTCTCTGCTCCTCAGGAAGCTCCTTATCTGCCTTCAGCTCATCTATTCTCTGTACTAATCCCTTCTCATTATAAAAGCCCCAAGGATAGAGATTTTCAATAATATCATTTAGAGTTATATTTTCTTCACCAAGGGTTTCCAGAATATCAATGAGCATAACTACTAAAGCTCCCACCCGATCAGGAAATACCCCAAAGGACAAGAAAGCTGGAATAGTGAATTTCATATTAAAGCCATAAACATCAATTCTTTTTTCTATAGCCTGAAAAGGAAATAAAGCCTCCATGTCCTCAGTACTTTCTGATCTACTTGTCATTTCACCCAGAATTTCCTTAGCAGTTTTGAAACTGCTGTCTTGCATTTCTAACTCTACTATCGCTAACAATGATTGTGTCATTTCCTTAGCCATTGGCTTTGAAAACTCTTCTGGTACTATGCCCATATTCACTCCTTTATCAAAATAGATGTTGGGCTCTGGTGGATTTGAACCATCGACCTTGGCATTATGAGTGCCCTGCTCTAACCAACTGAGCTAAGAACCCATGACCCCCTCCAATCTCGTTTACCTCTATAAGGCTGCTTATGGACCTTGATTGGTAGGTGTTAGGGGTTGCCTAACTTTAGCACAGAGGGTGAATGAAACATAAAACAAACCATCAAGAAAATAAAAGGCCAGGGTGGCTTTCGCATCAATCTCCTGGCCTGAAGCGCTTACTAGAAATGTTCCTCCATTACAGAGGACGAGCAGACATGATAGTTCCCTCCATAATTCGTTTAAGGGTAATGGTGCTTGAAGTGCTTGCCCTTCCTATTGATCTTTACCCTGTCTACACAAAACAATCTCACACCCAAAAAGTTTCAACAATTTACCTACTTACTATGGAATAGTAAGGTTTCTTACTGACCGGGCGGCATCGTCTTTTCCTCCTTGACTTTAGTTAAGTGCTCAAATGGGTTAACGTCACATGATAGTTTTAAGGCTTCACTATCAACCTACTAGCAGAGGTGGGTGCTGGCCCCACGGAGTCGGAATTATGAGTCCCGATTGAATACTGATTCTCCCTGCAATGTAATTGGTACTTGTTGCTTATTGCCCCCGGATGGATTTGATACCACCAACACAGATAAACGTTCACTTGCCATAGCTTTCGCCACAAGTTCATTTATCCTGCTCTAACTTGAGCTACAAGGGCATGTAAAGGGTTTGAAGATTTACCGCCCTCTATGCGGATTATACTTCCTTTTGACCACCACCCTAAGGGATTACTTCATGTTGTGTCTGACCTACAATAGACAAGTAAAAGGAGGTAGGTACACTCAGAAGAACATACGAATTTTATGCCTACAAAAGGTCTCACAGGGTATTCGTTACACCTAAATTTGGTGGGCTTCTGATAGTTATGACCAGTAGAGGCTTACTTAGTGAAGCTTGCTACCCACCACGAGGAAATATACCGTATTGCCTGACGGTTAGCAGGGTCTGGCTCACGCCGTTCCAACCACATTAGGTCATAGATTTACTTCAGCCTCACTCCACACCCCAAACCTATTGGTTTAACATGCTTCTTTGCTTTGGCTTCTTCAGTTTCTCTCTACGGTGGTTACCACCATGGTGCCTTTCTTTTACGTTATGTCCTTAGGCTCAACGTGCTATTTTCTCTCCTCTACCCTACTGTATCGGATAGTATCAACGAGAGTGGCTGCAATCCCACACACCAAAGTTTTTCTTGTACGGTGATTTACAAGTAAAAGGAAGGGCCACTGCTGCAATATCACTGAGCGCACTACCACTATCCGCAGTGTTGAGCCCACAGCCTTTATGCCTTCCTAATTCCCATCCCTAAATTGTCAAAGTTCTCTGTTAGGTTTGGCCTTCTGCTCACAACCTCACACTCATACCATACTACTTCTTTCGAAGTTTGTCAACTACTATTTTTCTTTTTCTTTGCATTTTCATAGGCTTGTTTTGCAGCCCTGCAACCCTCACACAGTCCAATTCTGTAACACAGAGCATCCTTCGTACACTTCTCAGGTAGCTTCCACGTTTTCATACTCATAGCTTACTACCCTTTATTCCAACTGTCAAGTCTTTTTTGACAGTTGCTTACCGAATTCTCGCCATGCTGCTATAGCTCTTGTTTGTTCTGAGCTATAGTAATCTTTATTACAGGCAGTGCAACGACTTACCAGCTTAGTAATTGTCTGCTCCACAATTTTATGACAATGTGGACACTCATCTTTCATAGCTCCTCCTAAAAAATAACCCTGTTGAGGGCAATGACGCTGATTCAACAGGGAGCAGATACAGGTATTAATAATTAGTGCTAGTATGACAGCATCATATTTAGCTGTTCGAATTTTCCTCTAAGTCCCTCGAAATTTTCATTATCCAAATAAGCAGTTGATTTTAACAATGCCTTCCAAATAGTGAAAATTTCATCATTGCTCAATAGTGCCTCGTCTAATCGTAGATTGTCCTGAAGATTCTTTTTTTCTTTAGAACTGTAATCCTGAGGATTGAAAAGGTAGTAATCATCGAGGACATCTTCCAATAAGGAAATCTCCTCATCCCCTAGTAACATTTTAGTTCGGACCATATTGCTCTCCTTTATTATGCTATAATCTTCATACGGAGATTATTTATTCTCATACACTATAGTAGCATCTTTTCCTGAATGGAGTCTCCATGTAGTACCATCAAATGATGGTATAAACCCATGTTCCCATAAATACAAAACAGATGAAAAATCATATTTATACTCAATATCTAAAAATGAAGAGACATAAGCCCACACCGAGTTCAGCATCGAGTCCCACATCGAGGCCCGCACCGAGTCCCGCATCGAGCCCCACACCGAGTCCCACATCGAGGCCCGCACCAAGTCCCACACCGAGTTCAGCATCGAGTCCCGCACCGAGTCCCACACCGAGTTCAGCATCGAGTCCCACACCGAGGTCCGCACCGAGTCCCACACCGAGTTCAGCATCGAGTCCCACACCGAGTTCGGCACCGAGTTCCACACTAAGCTCCATTCTCTTAATTTCATTTTTATTTTTTTAGTTACTTTTTTTGGTTTATTTTTCAAGGGATTCACTATTGGTTTTATTATTAGCTGAGGAATAATAGTTTTAAAGTCTAAAGCTTCAACCCATGCTTGGGCTTTATCTATTATTTCTGGATCAATATCCGGTCTTTTACTAGGATTATCTTCTATAAATTTTTTAGTCAGAGGATTAAATTCAAAATAATTCCATTTATCCTGCTGTTTAGGAGGAATTTTAAAATGAGTTAAAATCCATGTATGTGAATCTACCTTTTCTTTCAAATTATTTTTTCGTATTTCCCAATCTGAATATAAAAAAGTATTAAAGCCATCATAACAGAAACTGAAAAAATTGCACATATTGTACCCCTTGCTTATCAGAATATAGGCTCTTATAGAGCCTCTTTCTAAAGATTACTGCTTTCTTTCATCTCTGTCAATACTTTATCGGCTACCTTCTCTGAGTCCACATAGGCATCAACAGTACCATCACCATTGTCCAGAATAAGAGCATTTTCCTCAGTAGGTTTTTTTTCTTGCTCTTTTTTCATTGCCTCCTCATATTTCATCATAGCATTAATGTAAGGACGTAAATTCAATAAGCATGAACCACATACAATGGCTTCTTTCTCTTCATCAGTCTGTGGGTTCTTATACAATCGAGGATAAGAAAACGCATGACAATATGGACATTGAATCATATCACCACCTACAGTGGTTCTAGTTGTATTTTTTTTACTCATTCCCATTTCCCCTCATCACCTTTTTCAGCAATTAAATCTAACCGTTCCTGCTCTCGTATAGCATCAATATTTACAATATTACCAGTACCACCATACTCCTTGGTTTCTCCTGTATTAGGATCAGTGTATACTGACCTTACTGAGGGAGCTTGTTCACCTTTAGTGATAGAGATGGTTTTAGATACAGGAATTGCTGCCATCTTAACGTCGCCTTGAAGATAGGTTCTGATGTTATTGATATGAGCCTCAACTTGATCTGGAGATTGCCAACCACCTTCGCCTAAGATAACCCTACCTTCATCATTGTAAACAGTATAACCATAAATGCCACTTTCATCCTTGCTGGCTTTCACTTTACCAGATTCAAATAAACGCTTTAATATATTTACATTTTCAAATACATCTTGGGGAGAAGCAAACCTAAAATCCTCCAGTAAGATACGCTGAACAGTGTCATATTTATTTTCACTATCAGTCATATTAACAACTCTGAATCCCCATTTTCGTGTTTGCTGGTGCTGTGATACTACTACCATTTATTCTACCTTCTTACCACAATTAGTGCCATCATCAAAAATAAAGAACTCTAGAAGTTTATCATATAAATAGGTACCAACATTCACAGCAATGCCCCTTTTATTTTGTTTAAGAATTAAATACTTTTCTTCTTGATCTTTAAGACGGACAATTCTTCCCACAAGATTATCTTCATAAGTAAAAGGTACATATTCAGATTCTGGTTTTATTCTCCAATCATAATTAGGATCAAAATTAGGATTAGAGGTATTCGTCCAAGGAAGATGATGATATCTTGAATATTGAATTGTTTTGCCCTCACCATACGCTTTAATAATTGAAGCCAACATAAGTGCAGCCTCTCTAGTCATTTGTAGCCTCCCATGCTTCTATACTTTTCACTACTTCACCAGCATATTTTTTTCTTCCCTCTATTGTATGACAAATTACCCATTCTATATAAGAGCCATCAATACAAGGATATAAAGGGCAGTCTATCTCATTATCTTCAGTGAAATAATGGACTTTACATTTAGGAAAAACTTCGCATAAAGCACAATAATACACAGTATGTAACTTATCAAGCATCTCTTTAGGAACTTGAGTTTTATCCTCAAGTTCAGGGTTATCTCGTAAGTATCTCCACATCTCTAAAGAGATGTCTTTGGCTTCAAGTTTAGTCAATCTTTCCTCCTGTGCTCATCACATGTAGTAGATAACCATCCATGAATATCTTTTAGTTCTCCTGCTTTACCGCATACTTCGCAAGTACGTTCAGAAACATGCTCTGCCATATGAATAGCACCAGCAATATACTCATCATCATAGTTGGTATAAAATCGTAAAGTTCCAAACTTCTCTTTTACTTGTACAGCCTGACAATTAACATGAGGCTCTTCCTTTCCTTCTTTTTTATTTGTATAGTCAATACTATTATTAAGGTTCCATATATGATTTTTTATTACACTGCACAAATCATGAATAATCTGATACCAGCCATCTCCACAGGCAAAGCCCCAGCACATACAGGTTTCTTGCATACTCATGTTACGTTGAGCAAATATTTCTGGAAATTCTTCACAGAGTTTAGCATCCAGTTCGTTGTTCATGTGCATCACTCCTTTCTAGCAAAGTCTCTAAAGCCCTATCAATATCCTCGATCCTGTACTTCTCATACTTCTGATATTTGGTTCGCCAATAGCATACATCACACTTCATAAGTATATCACAATTACAATTTCTTTTCACTGAATTTTCCTAGCTTCTTTTCCTTAGTACAATCTAAACAAATACCTACTGAGGCATAAGATTTATTAGTAGGAATCGAAGCATAATCAGATTTACTCCATTCATGCCCTCCTGTCATTTGTCCACAGAGAGGGCATGGAAGCCAAAAGTATCCACCTAACATAGCTCTAAAATGATTCCATAATCTATATTTCATTTTACCTTCTCTAAACGAATCACCTGTAACCCATCCGCTTCATAAGGTATCAATGAAACTTTATCTCCAAATTCCTCTTCGTAGATATATCCAACATTTCCTATATATAAAAACTTAGTAGCATTACCTTTCTGTGTCAATACAAAGGGGTAAGCAACAATCCCTAAATAGGCATCGTTCATCATTATCACTTCGGACCTACCAAACAAAACAAAGGAATAAATAGAGTGAGAAGGAGGAATAATTTTATATAGTCCTTGGACTACATCAGTGCTAATGGGATTAAATATATCCTTCTGAGCACTAAGAACTGTGCTTAGACATAGAAGCAACATTATAATAAATATCCTCATCTTTCTCATAGTGCTCCCCTTTTAGCTCCTTACAATAAGCTACTACCTTTTCAATTCGTTTGTCAAGGTGTCCAGTAATATACTTATATTTATCATATGCCCAATCAGGAAGAAGATGATTCATTATTGTTACTATTTCTTGTCTTTGTGCTTCATCCACTGTTCGTGTACCATCAGCTACAATAGGGAATTCGGGAATAAGAACAAAGGTCAAGTCTATATGCTTCATAAACTCATGAGACATATCAAACATAAAATATTCAGCCTCTTTAGACATATTACTGTTACCTCTTTTTTTGTGATAAAAATAATAGGCTAAATTATCTATTACTGATCTATCAAATATAGCATCTTCATATTGATTTACATGATAGAGCTGTAGCGCCAATGTAGCAAGCTGCACTTCACTATTAGCAGTATCAAACCCTATATCATATACCTGTTTTAAATATCGAGTAGGAGAGTCAAATATATGATAGCTCTTAAGATAAGAAGTTTTGATAAGTTCTTTTATCAGTGTTGTTTTACCACAGCACTGTGCAGAGGAAAAAGCTATTTTCATTTATTCCCTATTCTCCTTCTTTACCTTTTGGACAAACTTATTAAATTTCTTCTCAATAGTTTTATCAAGCTCCAATTCTTTTACTAATTTACAGCCCCAATATCCAGAGTTATTAGCATTTTCTGGCTGATACCGAGTTTCAGTTCTTTCTTCTTGAAATCCTTCATAAACTTCTAGTTTATTAGTATCAAGATTTATTATATATGCCCACTCACAAAAAAGTGAATTTTGAAGGAATTTACTACTATCAATCATAAATCCTACTTTAGCACTAGCATTTAAATCTCCCTGGGCTTCACGTAATACACAATACCAATCTTCAGGAGACTTATTACTAACAGTGTCATTATAGTATTCAGCACATTGTAGAAATTGCTCCGTAGTAGGCTTATCACTACCCCTAACCATAGTAATTACATTGAAATCATTGTTCATTTCCTCTATGGTTTTGGACTTAATATATTTTATTATATCTAAACCCAAATCATCAGGAAATGAATCAAAATTATTGTAGGTAATCTTATCCATTCCATCTTTGTAAAATCCGTAAGCTCCTCTAGTACCCATATATGTCTCCTTATTTTTTCGTTTCTATCAATTCTGGATTCTCGTGGATATTGCCGATGACTTCGACGATACCGGGCTTAAAACTCCCTATCAACATAGTGACCTTTTACTTTATCTGAATAATAAAGCCATGCTCTAAATTTTATTTCATGCATGATTCAATATTTTCCATTTCTTCATATGTTTGACGTAATTGACGAAATATGTTTTTTAGATCAGTAGTCATATCAGGATATAGTAGTTTACTTTTATATATTTCATGGGCTAAATAGTTCATAGCATCCTGTAGCTCCTCTTTCGCATGTTGTAACGTAGGGGAATTCATGGAATTTACAAAGGTGGATTGAAAGGATAAATCTCCATATTTTTTTAATCCTTCTTCTCTTTTCTTTTGTAAAATTTGTAATAACTGTGCTACGTTCTGTTGACCAAGAATATCTACTATAACATCATTTATTATTTGTTCATAGTAGGTATTATAATCCTGAGGTAGTTCTGACATAATCTTTTTATAGTCCATTAGTCTAACTCCTTTTTTATTTTGTTGTATGCATCAAAAAATTCATCTTGAGTTATCTCTGTCCAATGATCGATTTTTTTATCATATTGGTATACCATTTCAAATTCTTTTTTAAAATAAATCTCACAATTATTACTTGAAATATGGAGAATAGTATACATCATGGTTATACTATCTCTTTCCAAATTTTCTTCCTTCATTAAGAGTATTTTTTTGTACTCCCACCAACAATCAGGACTACCCCCATAGGAATTTAGATACTTGTAGCACTTGCCAATCAAAGCCTCATAGTCATTAATTTTATATTTACTCTCTAGTTCTTCTTGGAGCTTGCTCTGCTTTTCACGAAGAGTATGTATTTTTTTATCAATATTATCTATTACAGTTTCTAGCTCAGGTCTAGACAGGGTTTTCATTTTCACTACTCCTATTTATTTGCATTTTCTCGTTCTTGTCATATTGCTTCTTAATCCATTTCATTAGGGTAATGGCCTTCTCGTGAGCATTGAATGTGCCATTATCAATATCTGCTACGGGTACCTCAAATAGAAATTCATTATCGGTTTCATAAAACATAATACCAAATCGAATAAACCTAAAGTGAGCATTCTGATCCTTAATCAAATCAATAAACTTCATTGTGCCTCCCTGGCCCTCTCTAATAGGCTATTATACTCATTGGGTACTACCCCCCACATTAATGTAGCCAAGGTAGTGCCTTCCTCTATCACCGTCTTATACTCTACATTCAATATACCACAGAATGGATTGAAATTCAAGGTCAAGTGCATACCAGCATTAAAGAGCCTGTCCTGCTGAAGATAGTGATACACAGGCTCTTGCCATCTAAAAGGAAGGGAACCAATGAACTCTACCTTATAGGCCCCTGGTTCCAAGTTATACATAGATTCACCTGTAGGAAAAGTAAATTTATTTACTGTGCCTAATATATTAGCATTAAGCATAGCTTTAGCAAATATTATTGCTGGTCCCATTCGAATATATCGCTGAACCTTTAAATCAAATCCTGTATACTCTAACACTATAGTCTCCTTTTTATGCGCCATCTTCAATAGGGCCTCAGTATATTTTTCATTCTCCTCAGGAGTAAAGGAACGAGCTGAACTCATGTTAAGAACAATATCTTTTAATTCTGCATACTTTGTATCTAAAAAAGGGTCCTGATCTCCCATTGGCATTTACCGCCTCTTCTCTAATATTTCAATTTCAAAAGGGTCTAAATCCTTCCATCGAACATCGTTACGTTGTAGACTTATCACAATATTTCCTTTCTTTGCTAAATACTTAGATAATTTCATGGCTAAAGTAGTTTTCCCTGCTCCATCTTCACCAGTAATAGTAATAGTAAGTTTACGATTCATGGTAATCCCCTTTACTGTTAAGTTCCTTGCACTTTCTCCTAATATGTTCAATATGTTCTCTAATTTTTTACTATCCTCTTCAAGCTGTTTTTCAGTATCTGGCCCTAAAGCTTTTACTCCTCCAGCTTCTTTTGCGACGCTGCTCGTATCTTTTTTTCCGATATCTGCCAAATTATATCTCCTTTGCCATCGTGGGCATCCCCTACCAATCTAACAAATAAATCAGAGGGTGTCAAGTGGGTAGAGAACTTGGCTACTTTACCCCCGGATACAAAATCATCCCCTTCATAGTCAATATGCAACGTGCCTATAAAAGGTATTTGTATATCATTACCTTCAAGTAGTGATTCCACTTGCCGTAAAAATGCAGACTCTAATATATTTCTAACAGTTAATGGCTTATATGTTGAAATGGCTGAAATTTCATTCATCAGTGAGACTTCATATTCATTGATCTTTAGGTTGCTACTCATTAAAACTCCTTAATACCATCTGTATTATTTCTTCTTCTGGAAACTCTTGCCATGTCATAAGATTAATTCTAATTCTCTTTGTTTCTTCATATGATGGAAATGCTATTTGTTTTATTAAAGGAACTGTTATTCCATCTACTGATGCTCCTATATCATGATAAATATCATATTTTTCTAACTTATTAAAAATTCTCTGAAACTTACTAAGTCTCTCTTCTTGTTCTTTATTCATTTTCTCTCTCCTATTTTCTTTCTCCACACATTCAGAACAAATTTGTGTTATTTCACCATATCCTCTAAAGAAAATACCACATCTTATACATACCATTACTATATCTCAATCGTTATTATTGACATTAAAAACTTTATAGTGCTGTCTTTCATTCTTTCAGATAAATCTCCTTGTTTAACTAATCTTCCAACCCACGCTTCTACATCATTCTTTATTTTTATTTTGATACCTGGTGTATAAAGAGTTCTACAGTAAACTTCTTTTAGATGCTTTTCCAATTGAATAAAAGTGTATTCCTGATGCTCAGGAAAAAGTCTTGATTCTAATTTCATTTCTCTCCTTTATATAATTGTCCCATTGCTCTCTTTATTTCTTCCATCGATGCTATCTTATAAAAACTGGCAGGGGGTCTAAATTGTGTCATAGTGCTATGGGTAAGGAAATCCACAATCTTTATAGCATGAAATAATGGTAATCCTACTTTAGTCGCTACATCTTCCTTTTTAAGCATTCTGCCTTTCTCGTCAAATAGATTGTCAATAAAAGCATCAATGAGCTTATCTCTATCTATGGTTTTGCGAATCAAAGGAGGAGCTTCGGGTACTACAATAGGAGGTTCTACTACCCCTACAGGAAAACCTTCTATTTGTATGTTAGGAATAGTTACCTCTTGTACTATAGGCTCGATTTCTTTTTCTTTAGGCGGATTCATTTGAGAGAACTTCTCTATCTCTTCTTCCATACCTTCAAATTCAGATTCTATAAGAGAAGACTTAGGCTCCACATTAAAGGATTCCGCATAGATAGGTTCCGGTCTAGGCCATGGCTCTGAAGGTTCTATATGCTCACGAGGGTGTACAGGTTTTATATATTGTGTACTTTCTTTCTTTTCTTTCTCAAATGCTTTAGCAATCTCTCCTGGCTTTGGAAAAGAAGGTGCTACCTTTTTCTCTTCCTCTATGTCCTCCACATCCATCTGATTAAAATGAGGGGAAGTAATAAACAGCCCTACCTCTATCATAATAGCAAGCAAATAAAGCAATATAAACATTACTGTTCTATCAGACATACCTAAGGACTCTCCCATGAGCTGATACATGGTTTTTCCTTTAGTGCTATTAGTTTTTATATCTCCTAATTTCAAGCCCTGTAGGGTTTCGTTGCTACCCTGCTTTAGATCAAGTTGTTTTTGTATGTCATCATTATTTTTATCTATTTTCTTTTGGTAGGTATCATATTTCTTTTGGAAATCAGTATCGTTCTGGGAGTCCAGTAGTCCTTGGTTTTTAGCATATTCAATATTTAATTTTTTATCTTGAGCAATCCTATCATCTATAGCCTTTATCTTTTCACTATAAATGCTTTGAGCTTCGGACGTACTTACTGACACTTTGGCCTGGGTAGTCAAATACACAGACTGTGAAATGTAACCATAGGAAGCAGATACAGATAGGAAGGCAGCAAATAAATAAATGATAAATCGAGTTCTGCCCTGTCTTCGGTGCTTTAAGTAGGACTCTACTGTCTTTAGTAATTTTCCATCTTTTATCTTCTTTAGATTCTGTGGCTTAAACATACCCTTGATAAATTCATCAATGTAACGATTCTTCAATTGTAATGCTTGCCAGAAGGAAGTATTACTCCAAGTTAAACATAGTATCTTGACGGCTTCAATTACTCCTGATACTATTAACATTATGAGGAATGAAAGTAAGTCATGGGATAATCCAGTGTATAGAATTATACCTAATCCAGTGGATACAATAGCAAGCCCAAAAAAAGCAATGTATTGTAGAGTTTTAAGCAAGATTTACCTCTTCATTATAGAATACTATCTAAAAAAGATAATGTCAACAGGGGGAACAGAGTTCCCCCCTAATATTACTCCTAGTATAGTTATAGTCTTATATTAATAATGTTACCTCGCTTCTCAAAGAATTGATTCTGTTGTATCCTAAGAATCCTATATAGTAAAATGTTTATGTATATTGACTATCTTTAGAATAAAGAGTATAGTATGGGTATGAATATTGAACGAGTAACAGTGAATAGGACCATAACCGAAGATGAATTCCTTAGGTTAAAAGCACTAAAACCTTTCTCTACCTTTAGGCAAGATAGCAAGGCTATCAATTTTGGGCTTATATTCGGTATGAGCTTCAAGAAGTTCTCAGCCTCCACTCTAGAAACTAAATGGGATTTTAAGAGAGTTACCGAATTCATACGAGAAAGAGATTTAAATTCAATAGTTAATGAAATGTCACAGAAATATCCTAACATAGACCAAAAATTATGGTCATACTATGCTGTAGCCAAGTTTATCCGAGATCAATTTTTTGATACATATAAAGGGCTAATGAAAAGAATAAAAAGAAATGAAAAACTTGGCAAAGATGTAGGCTACGTTAGGTCTTATCATGGTGGTATTCGTCGAGTGCCACTACTCACTCTTGCTACTAATGAAGAAGGGAAGTGGAGAGCTGACGAGAGCTTTAAGGAGATGGCAAACCTTGTAAATATAACTGCCAATTCAACTATACAAACTGATGAGATAGCAGTGGTAGCACAGTCCATGCTAGCCTGGGCTGATGAAAATAATGAATATATCCAGTATGCACCCGAATCGGGAACAGTCCATGATTCCATTGATTTCTATGTTGACAAGGATCACGCCCTAGAAATATTTGAAAAGATGCAGGAAGTATTCCAGCACAACGATAAATGGCAAAATGGAGTGATGCTATTATGTGACATCACTATAGTTGACTTAGAGAACCTAGATCAGTATTATAAACATGGTATTGACTATGAAAAATTTTTAGAGGAGCATAAAGATGCCAAAGTGTGAAGGGATACGTAGATTTGGTGGGGCTTTTACTCTCGGGCCGGTTAGATGGGTTCGCTGTGAAGAAGAGCCTATCGTTGTTCTATCGGTGCTACAGGATAAGGCGACCTCCCCTACTGACTTTCTTGCATGTAAGACTTGCTGGGAGGAAGCTCTAAAGACCTCTGGAATCAAAGTTCTGCCAGCTAGACCTATCCAAGGGGAGCACAAAGATGAACACATGTGAGAGTTGTAGATTTTATAGAAAAGATGGTTCATTTGCGGTTCCAGCTCCACCTGATATTGGTGGGTATGACTGCTGAGGTACAGGGCCTCATTGTGAATATGACCCTGTTTGGGTAAGAATACAAGGTCCTGATGATCATTACTGTTCACATTGGCAAGAAAAGGAGGCTACAAATGGCATTTGATGAGCAATGGTTTGACAGAGGAATTGAAGAGGGAGCACGGTATTTGATTGTAGCATGTGATACCTTTAGCTACGATGATTACCCTGTTTTTGTAAAGGAGAATGAGAACTTCTATAAAAAGTATGATGAACTAGATGGTAAAAATATGCAGAAGATTATGGAAGTCTATGACTTGAAAATGGATAAAGAAACACAGCTCAATGAGCAGAGAGCGCACCATCAACCCTTAAGAAGATAAGTATGAGTAGAAGTGATTTTGATAATAGGAAGCAACTTGGAGAGCCTATAATAGGCCATTGTTCCTGTGGAAAGATTATTCATTGCCATACAGCTACAATGATAGCAATTAGACAGCATCAAAAAATGCATAGAAATCGAGGAGACAATGCAACCATAATAACAAAACAAGGATATAGACAGGAGGGTTAATGCCAGTAAAATTAGAAGTGGTCAAGAACACTATACATGCCTCTATCACAAAGAACAGCAATAATTTTTCTGATCTTGTTGCTTTCTTTCATGCTCAAGGCTGTACTTACAATAAAAAAAATCACTACTATGTAGTGCCAGTAAAACGATATGAAAATATTTATGAAGCATTATCAGAAATCACACTTATTAGTATAGACGAGAATACACAGCATGAATTATCTCTCTTACCAACTAAAGTTGGAACTCAAATACAAAAATATAGAATACCATTTGCTGAGAGTGATCTTAAGGTATCTCCGATTGAGGGTAAGGCACCTTACCAAAAGTATCAGTTCGAAGATATACAAAAGCTAATGTCTACCAATAGGCACTTATTATTCAATGAGATGGGTACAGGTAAATCCTATGAATTATTTTCAGCAGTAGATTTATATTCTCGTATGAAGGGCCTAAATAAGATAGTTATACTAACCTCAAATTCAGGTACCTATAATCTCTATATGGATTTACAAAGATTTAGTCATTTCACTCAGGATCAAATTGAAATAGGTGGAGTGAAAAATCGTAAACCTTTTGACAATAATTCTAATGTAATCATAATGAGCTATAGGTCTTTCCTTTTAGTATCGGATGAGTATAGGGGCAATAAATGTAAAATATATAAAAAATGTCCTATACCAATGGAGCAATGGTTGAATGGAGATAGAGGAATGCTCATTCTGGACGAATCCCATCAATGCTCTAACCCCCAAGCTCGTCAATCCAAAGTGGTAGATTTGATTGCTTCTTACTTTTACTATATCTATTGCGCTACAGGAACACCCGCTGATGTCGAGTGGAAATATTATTCTCAACTAAAATGTATGGACCCAGCTTTAGTGAAGAATATGTCCTTTACAAATTGGAGCCATGAATATTTCGAGGTAGGTGATAGGTACTCTCGGTATAATGTTTATGATATAAAGCCAGAAAAAGCAGAAGAGCTTCAAAATTTAGTGAAAGCATACTGTACCAGACGATTCGCTTTGGATGTATTACAATTACCTGACAATTATATTAGGCCCTACTATGTTAGTTTTACTGATGAGCATAAGACTCTCTACAGAGCAGTAGTATTAGAGGTATTACAGAAGATACAAGAGCAACAAGGAGCACTAGAAGCTCGTGCTGTTGTAAGTTCGTTCCAAACCGCTATGTTGGCAATAGATATGCCACAGCTATTATTGCGTTCGGAATACTCACCTGAAGTAACCCAGAGGATAGAGGCTTTCAAGTTCAAGAATCATAGCAAAATGGAAGCACTACTAGAATTGATAGAGAAACACAAAGGTAGTAAAATAATAATTTGGACATCACATCCTAGGGTTGCCGCTGCCCTGGAAGAAATACTAAAAAAAGAACATTTAGTTTTAGTTTTGAATGGAGAGTCTAAACTACCACGAAAAACAACTCGTGATGAATACAAGAAACAGGTGATTGATAAGTTTGAGAATGAGGGGTACAATATTCTTATTGCTGGTGAGCAGGTATTGAATACATCGGTATCCATCATTAAGGCTAATGTACAAATTTATTTTGATACCGATTTCAACTATACTACTAAGAGTCAATCCGGCTATAGAATACATAGAATAGGACAAACTCAAAATTGCTATACGTATGATTTGGTTATAGGAAGTTCCTTGGATGTAGTTCGCTACAAAAACCTACAGGATAAGGACTTTATCAATAGGAATTTCTTGAATGAAAAGTATATAGACCTAAAGCAAGCGCAACTAATATATAATATGGAGGTAGACTACTAAATGACTATGATAGGAATATATAAAATAATTAATATTACTAATAATAAAGTATATATTGGACAAAGTTATAATATAGAACGAAGATTAAAAGAACATGAAAAAAATTATGTATTTAAAGGATATCATCTTCAAAAAGCTATTAAAAAATATGGATGGAGCAGTTTTAATACTGAGATTTTAATACAGATAACTGAAGATGCGTATACTCAAGAATTATTAGATTTTTATGAAACCTATTTTGTATTTTACTATGATTCTATAAACTATATTTATGGGTATAATATTAAATTTCCCGGAAGTCATGGAAAAGCTTCTAAAGAATCAAAAAGAAAAATGAGTGAAAATCATGCTAATGTTGTAGGTAAAAATCATCCTATGTGGGGAAAGAAGTTTTCGGAAGAATCAAAAAGAAAAATGAGTGAAGCACAAATGGGAAGGAAGTTTTCGGAAGAATCAAAAAGAAAAATGAGTGAAGCAAAAACAGGTAAAAACAATCCTATGTGGGGAAAGAAGCTTACTGAAGAAACTAAAAGAAAACTGAGTAAAGCACAAATGGGAAGGAAGTTTTCGGAAGAAACAAAAAGAAAAATGAGTGAAGCAAAAATAGGACATAAGGTTTCAGAAGAAACAAAGAAAAAAGATAGCATAGCTAAATTAGGAAATAAAAATCCAAGATATGGCCTTCATTATTCTGAGAAGGAAAAAAAGAAAATGAGTAAAGTTCTTTTAGGGGAGAAAAGCCCTAGAGCAAGATCAGTTATTTGTATTGAAACAAATAAAATATATAGTTTTATAAAAAAAGCTGGAAAAGAAACAGGTATTTGTTCAAGCTCCATAAGTGATTGTTGCAGGGGAAAGTATAAAACTGCTGGTGGTTTTCATTGGAGTTATTTGGAGGGCAATAAATGACTCATTTAGACTTTAGTTGTGCTTTAAAAGTATTAAAATTGGGAAAGCCTATACAGAGAGATTCTCACAAAGACGTTTTTTATTATCTCAAGGATGCCATTGTGTATATTCGTAGGATGAATGATACTATAGATAATCATATTGATGATACCATTGCTCTATTTACCTCTGAAGAGGTTCTCGCCACTGACTGGACTGTAGTTGACACTCCCTCCCAAATATAGTATACTCAAAAAGAGGTTTCTATGGAATTTACAGCTCCTATTTATGTTCAATGCAGTAAGTGTAAAGATAAGCCTGGACCTATGGGGCAACCTGGATTCTACTATGTGGATAATGGTGCTTATGTTGGAGTTAAAGAATGCGAATGTCATAAGCAGTGGCTGAAAGAAAATAAAATTCTTATAGGAGCATATAAGAATAATATATGGGTTGATGCTGTATCTCAAACATATAATATATTAACATCATACAAAGGTGAGAAGAGCTATAAAGAAATTATAAAAATAATGAATTATCTTAATGACTTTCCTGATGATCCCTCTTTACGCAAGACTTGCCTTTACTTTTATGGGATAGACCAGACTCAAAAAACTACAGTAGCACAAGCCATAGGGCTTAATTTATTTCGTAAAGGCTTTAATGCTTTCTATACTACTATGAAAGATTTTTCCTCTATGGTGTGTAAGCCTTATCCTAGAGAAGAGGAAATACAAGAAATACAGGCATATATGAAAAAGGTAGAAAATTCTGATTTATTTATTATTGATAATGCCTTTGATCGTAATGCTGCTCCAGTCTATGATTCTGGCACACAGTCGCCCTATATTGAAGCGTTCTTCCGAGACAGGATTGACAATAAAGGGAGAGGTGTGCTATTTGTATCAAGAGTAAAGCCTGAGGAAATTAGAAAGAATGGATACTCAGATTCATTACAGGTTTTTATCATACATCATACTACTAAAAGAAAAACAGCACTGAAGTTTGAAGATACTATGGTGAATGTACACATTCATGAAATTTTTAAGGATAAGATATAATGGAGGAACGAACAAACGAAAGTTTTGTGCTATTAGCACAGATGCAGATACTAAAATTACTGATAGACTACCCTGATATCGAAGTAAAGAGCATCACTTCTGATTCCTTCCATAATGCTAAATTCAAGGCATACTTTACAGCCTTACAGAACCTGAGGGAAGCAAAAGAGACAGTGAATGAAACTTCACTATTCCGTGAGGCTAATAGGCTTGACTCCGGTGTAGATACAGTGACGAATAAACACCTATTTACTATTGCGGTTGATAGAAGCAACCTTGAAGGAGCCTTAGAGGCACTACAAGATTCAATAGCAAAGAATAAAATAAATAGGGCTTTAGAGAAGATACAAGAACTTACTACCTCTCATGATCCTTTAGATACAGTGAAGGTAGCTTCTCTGGAATATATAATCCAGGAGACATTAGCTACAGCCTATAAACAGGTAATAAGCAAAGATTTTAATGTACTGTTAGATAGCTACAGAAATGAGTTATTAGAGCGAAAGAAAGGATTACATTTTCCTTTCAATGATATGTTTCTAGATCGGACATTGACCAAGAAAGCTGCCCCAGGACAGATCATATTGTTAGCAGGATCGACAGGAACTGGTAAATCCATCTATGGTTTACACCTCATGTCAGGACTAGTTAATACTGATATTCCTTGCCTTTATTTCTCACCTGAAATGGATGAGATTAGCACTATGGATCGATGGATGGCAATGAGAAAAAATATACCTATTGATAATTGGTATTCCACAGGGCCTGAGATGGATTCGTTGATAGACATAGTGGATAAGGAAAAGGAGCTGCTAAAGGATAAGGCATTTAGGTTCATAGATGAGCCCGATATCAATCTAGAGCAGATTAGGCATTACATACGTGAGTTTAAGCTGGCATATAAAGTGCCCTATTTGATAGTTTTTGTAGACCTTATTACCCAAGTGCGAGAGTTTATGGATATGGCGGGTAATAAAAATGCTTCGTTGCCTACCATTATGGAGAAGGCTATAAATAAGGTAAACGCTATAGCCAAGAAAGAGAATGTCTGTATAGTGGCAATAGCACAGATGAATAGGGAGGCCGATTCAGCAAGAGTGACTTCATTAGCAGATATAAATAAGTTACGTCCTACCTTGAATACCATAAAGAATTCGGCAGCACTCGCTGAACGATCCCGTACTGTGCTTAGTGTGTTCAGAGCTAAATACTATATTGATAGATACCTGCCTTTTGATTTAGAGGCCCAGGAAGAGCCTGACGTATTGGAAATACAGGTAGTAAAACAAAATATGGGTAGGGTAGGTAATATAGGCAGATATAATTTTAATGGACCTACATTTAGTCTAAATGTATTGATAGAAGGAGAGGCTGATGAACAATAATGTTTACCATGAAGGACACCTAAAAAAATGTACTATCTGTGGTAAATGGTGTGATAGTCTATCCCCAAATACTAATGACTTTCCTTTTTCTATCTCTTTTTCGGATGGTTCCAAAAAATGGTTTCATACGGGATGCTTTACTAAAGATGTCCAGGAAATGCTAAAGACTAATTGAAGAAGGGGTTTCTCCAATGGAAGATAAGATCAAAGAACTAGCGAGCCAAATGTTGAACTACTCTCGTAACTATATTCTGGGCGAAATATCTGCTGAAGTATATGTAGCTAATGTGAATACCTTGAACTTTTCTTTACATGAGGAACTGAAGAAGAAAAAGGAAGATCATGAACGTAAATGAATACTTTGATTTTAAGAAATATTTATCAGTAAATAATGATGTCACCGAGACTCATACTCTAGTGGATACTACGGGTATTACAGACGATGAACTAAAACTTGAGAAGGCAGTAAAGAGCTTTTTAGCCTTTCTTCTCCATTCTGGCTTTGATGGTGAAGATGTGTGTGCCTCTATAATAGAAGCCACTAAAATAGTCACTAATCATCCTGATATGGAGAGCTTTGCTCTAAGCTCTGCGATTGAGGAGCAAGTGAACAACAATGAGAATTTCAGACAATTTGTAAAGCATATGCAGGAAACGGAGGATATGGAGTTTTTGAAGGAAGTATATAGAAGTTGGATAACATGTCATACACAAGTAAAATCCGAATCTAATTGACAGGACTAACTTATAATGATATATTCAATACTATCACTAGTATGGGAGTTAAATTGTGATAAAACAGATTGTTCTGGGCCTACTAATTCTTATGACCCTCGCACCTGCTATCCCTTTTACCTATTATATTCCAAATAGACTATATACTGTAGAACTTCCTGTTAAAAAAATCATAATAAAATATCCAATACCTCCAGCATGGTTTAATAAAGACCTTTTAAACTATATTTCTAAGGAATGTAAAAAAAATAATGTGCCTGTTCTACTAGTACACAAACTCATAGAACAAGAAAGCCAATGGCACTCAAATTCCCCCTCTCCTAACTATGATAGACACCACAATCTTCTTTCTATTGACTATGGTTTGATGCAGATAAATTCAGATAATTTAGAACGATTTGCTCATGCTTATAAAGAGCCATGGCGATCAGAAAAATCCTATAACCCTATGCATAATTCTTGGGATAATGTACATTTTGGTATTTGCTATCTACGAGATTTATATCTCCAATTTGGAAATTGGAAAGATGCTGTTGCTGCTTATAATGGGGGTACTAAAAGAGTAAAAAATAATACTCTTAAGAAGAGTACTCAAGAATACGTGAATACAGTTTGTCCTGTGACTGACTGGTGGCTTACGCTTCCGACTAATTATGTAAGCCCAACTACCCAAATAAACTAAATTTTAGAAAGGACAGCAGGTTGGAGCTTGTTGGCTATAGTCAGATTCAGCTATAGCCTAACTTTCTTTTTATACTAACTATATAGTCTCTCCAAAGACTCTAAAGGAAAAGTATGAATCTGTTTAATCTTCCACAAGGTGCAGAGCCTCATTTTTCAAGATATATAAAATTTATAAATTCTCGTCCAAAAAGAATATATGAAAAATTTAGAGTGAATAAACACCATATTTTACCTCGTTCTATGAATGGAACAGAGGATTTTTCTAATCTGATTATACTTACCCATAGAGAGCACTATATTGCTCATTTGATTCTTTGGAAATGCTATGGTGGAGCAATGGTTACAGCATTTTGGTTTATGCAATTTAACGCTTCTACATCAGGAAAATATAATAATAAAATTAACTCAAGACAATTCTCTATACTAAGGGAGGACTATTGTAAAATTTGTTTTCCAGCTTCTACACGGGAAGCCTGTAAAAAAGTCATAGTAGGGAAAGCCCTTTGGAATAAAGGAATACCCCTCTCCTCAGAAGCAAAAAGAAAGTTAAGTATTTCTTTGAGTGGAAATAAACATTACAATTATGGTAAACATTTAAGTGAGGAGACTAGAAAAAAAATATCTAATGCAAATAAGGGAAATACAAATTTTTTAGGAAGGCATCATACACAAGAGTCTAAAGAAAAACAAAGAAAAAATAAAATAGGTAAAAGTAATCCTCAATTTGGTAAATCCCCTTGTCAGAAAAATATAGATATACATTCAAAAAAAGTTATTTGTGTAGAAACGGGGCAGGTATTCCCAAGTATAAGGAGCGCAAGTGAATACTATAATTTAGATATACATAAAATAAGTTTAGCATGTAAGCATAAAGAAAAAACAGTCTTGAACTTACATTGGGAGTATTATGAAAATAGGACTAATTAGATATGCAAAGTAGCTGGCAATCAAGACTTTCCAGTCGTTTAAATAGAATTTCACAGACTTTAGTGGACAACTCAATAATTTTGTCAGGTTTCTCCACTGATGTTATTATTATTGATGAAACTCTTAATGAGGTTCAGGACCCTACAGCCTTAAATGTAGATGAAATTGGAGTGGTTAACATTGTATTTCCTAGTTTCCAAGATGTACCAATGCGACGTTTTATCCAAGGTGATGGTACTTATATCTCTGCCAATGCAGGTAAAGATAGTAAAGAAGATAAAGAACCTTTTGTATGCTATTCACCGATAGGAACCAACCTGGGGATTGTAATCCCACAGGGGTCTATACTACTGAAATTCTTCGAGAATCCTACAGGTGCTGCTCCATGGATACTACCATTGAAGGTAGCGGATATTTTGGGAACATTTGGAGCGAGAACTATTATATATCAAAAATTGAATATTGTGTATTATGATACTCCAGTTAGTTCTGTATTATATAATTATTTATTAACTTTGAGCCAGAGAAGATCATTATTAAATTGGTAGGATAATAAAAATGGATATAAAAAAAATAAAATCATTCAAAACAGAGGAAGGTATTTTTTCTACTTGGGGTATAGATAGGGACCTGTTTACTGTATGGGAGAATCCTAAAGGTTGGATAATAAGAAACATGCTTATTCCTGAGGGGCTCCGAAGACAAGGATTAGCATTTAATTTTCATAAAAAAATGAACATTCTCTCCTATCAGAAAACAGGAGTACCATTACAAACAGTATTGCCTAGAAAAGTGGGAGATACCTTCTTAAGAGAGTTTTCAGATGAGGCAGAAAAACTTTGGGAATATATGGTTGATAAAGGACTAGCAGTGAAAATTGACTATAAAAGATATATGATGAAACCTCCAGTAATTAATGAATCCACACAAGAAATTATAAATCCTTCTGAGAAGAATAGAACATATTTTAACACCATACCCTATAGAAGATTTATTTATAATGTTAAAAATAATATATTAGTTTTAGGTGGAAATAATATAAATTGGAGTTCTCATGCGGAAGAATGGCAGGAAGCCGGTTTTTCTCCTCTAGATTTTGATACTGCTGTACGAGGATGGGTGGCTGGAGGTAATCCTAAAAGAAGAAGCTATCGTTCTGGAATTATTCATTTTGCACCTCGCATATCAGAATATAATTATGATGAAGGATATACTACACTAAAAATGTTTAAGAAGTTAGGGGCTACAAACTATACTATTATAAGACAATTCCTAAAACCAGGGGAAGAAAAATTAGGAAATATTATTATGAAGCTAAAGGAAAGGGTATTACAGGAAATTACCTACCAAGATGCTTATGGACCTGAATTCGTAAAGTTTGTAAATAAATGGAAGGGTAAAAAGAAAGATAAAAACTACTTTGTACAATTCTCAAATCATAATGGGGATTATACTAATAAAGCTCCCTATGCAGACCCTAACCATGCAGACCCTGTAGGGGTATATGGGTATCCATTATGGTATGTGATAGATTACCCTGGTGATATATGGTATGGGCAAAAGGCTAAATTTTTGCGAGTATTATGGAATAAACATCCAGAGAAAACATTACAATTACAGTATGTAGGTTATAATGATGCTAATAATTTTCTAAATAAACTCCATATAAGCGATGGTAGATTTGAAACTACCCAACGAAAACTGAAGCACACTGGTATTTCTGCTGACGCTAAAACATTCTTTTCTTATATACAATTAGATATACCTAAATTCAACAAAACAGGAGAGAAAGTAGTACGTCCCGGCATGGAACAAACTAAATTTTTACGTCAATTAGGGTTTTATGCTATTGAAGACAGGGCAGAGCGATACCAACAGGCAGTAATCAACGAGCGGGAACCAAACCAAATATGCTTTTTAACACCAGTGGCATTTGAGGTAATAGACTCATACCAGCTAAACCAAAAACAAACAGGAGCATTTACTTATAATGAGCCTTCAGATGAATTCCTACGCTCCCTTGTAAATAGAATTGCTACAGAAGTATTTAATGACAGACTGGTGCGACATCAATTGGGCACATATCGTGAATATCCTATAAACTATAGTAATACATGGTGGACTGCTGGGGGAAGACGAATAGAATTGAATGTGGCTAGTGCTGATAACCATGATAGAAAGTTAGGACAAAAACCTTATAGACAGTGGAAAAAATATGATTGGTGGTATATTGATGTTAGTATATACTGTGAATATGATGATATAGAATATAGGCTCAATACAGATAATTCTATAAATGAGTTTATTAGGGACATGAAAGAGGATTTAGCCGCCGATACACCTAATAAAGACTGGATACCAGATACACGAGAAAATTATGAAAAAGGCATAAAGACAAAACATGATAAATGGGTACAAGACGAAATAAAAAAACGTAATGAGGGCTTTATTGAAGATTTTTATGAACTAAAACAATATTTAGAAACAGAATTTAAGGATGAAACTATTTATTCCTTGGTTAGCAGGATTACTGATGATGAAAGAATAGATTTTATACAAAACTCCAACTATGCTATACAAGAAATGATGAACTATACTCGATCAGTAAAAGATAATGAAAAAAACTATCATCCTACTTATGAAGAATTTATCAGTTCTTCTTTAGGGAAGCAGTGGGAAGACTATGTGGTGAAAGAGGGACAAGATACTATAGGAATGTCAGAAAATATATCTACTATCATATTAAAGATAATAAAGCATTTATTTGATGTATACTCTCCTAAAATATGTTTAGCTTATGCTGTAAGGGCTAATATATGTATATCATTGATGAGTATACAGAGAGAGTTAGAAGAAAAAGGACTAATTTAGTATGGAAATAAAAGAACTAAATAATTCCTATGCAAAATGGGAGTACCAACCTAAAGATAAGCTTACTCAAAGTCCTGTATATATTTTTAAAATAGATGGTATAACCTATAAGTCCCATTTTCCTTTTATTTATCTTAACTTTGGTGGGCTTCTAATGCACTATCAAGCTGGATTACGATCTAATCTTAGAAAAATATTAGTGCTTAAACCTCTCTTTCATGATTCAGCAATAAATGTTTGTTTTTATTCTTTTACTTCTAATTATGGAGGGGATGAATATAATGACTCTCAAACAGGAACAGAAAATGCAGCTTTAGTTTTTCCTACTGTAATTGCAACAATAGAGGACTTTATACGAAAAAAAGGTAATAAAATAGATTTATTACTATTGGCTGGTAGGGATGAATCTAGTAAAGGCTCAAGAAATAAATTATATAGAATAATGGCGAGACAACTACAAAAGAAATATGGATATCAGTACCAAGAAATCCAAGACGCTAATATGTCTCTTTTTGCTATTGATCTGAGTAGTATAAAGGAAAGTGTAATGAAAGAAAATAAACCTACACCTGTAAAAGAAGAAACTCCAGGTATGGTAGATACCCTTACTAATCAAGTTAAAGCTGATCCTTCTAAAACTGTTCAGGCTACCTGGGACCAAGTACTGCAACAAATGAAGCCCCAGACAGCAGAGGACTATGATAAAGCTGTACAGCAGGTACAACAAACCTTAGGGCTAGGGGCAGAAAATCCTTCGGCTAAAGCCATGTCTCAAGTATCAGCTAATGGAATTCAATCTCAAGGAAACTCTTTACCACAGTCTTCGTTAGATAATATAACTACACAACCAGTAAAGCCACCTTCAACTATGGGCACTTCTACTCCACAGTCTGTACAGGCACCACAGCCTACCCAGGCTCCGTCCTACCCTAACTATGGTGCTAAGATGGGTAATCCTATGAAGCAGTCCTATAGAAGCAGGAATAGACCTTTTAACGAAGAAGATATAGGTAGAGCAAAGTCTACAACGAAAGGTGAGGATCAAGAATACACTGGTATGACCAAATTGGAACAGGCCCAAGCCATGATAAAAGACTTGAAAAAGAAGAAAGCCACCGATGCTAATATACTCTTTAGTCTTGTTAATCGCTTGTTTATTGATGTAGAGACAGCACAAGCAATTCTGGATAAAGAAATCAAAAAGGATGAGTTTCCTGATAAGCACGACGCTATTACTGATTTGCCACAAGATGGTATTATGAAAGATAAACCCACTAATGATATATCTATTAAAGAAAGTAAAATTATATGTCCAAAGTGTGGAGCTACTGGAAGTGCTATTACTACAGAACCTTATGGTAAATGTAAGTGTAAGAAATGTGGTGATGAGTTCCCAGTAAATGGTAGTGAAGAAGATACTATTAAAGAAGAATGGGAGGAAGATGATGATGAAGAGGAGGAGGATGATTCTAAATGGACACCCGCCTTTTCTGCTAAATCCAACCCAAAAGGAAAACTTCTTACTAACTGGAATCCTGGAGAAGAAAGCAAAAAAGATAAGGACATTAAAGAGGACTCTATCTATAATCATTCTCACATTACTACTAATAATAATTACGATTACGGCTCATATGATTTTTACCAAGTACGAGACCCTTATGAGTTTGAGCTGAACTCTACCCAACTTGTGGCTAGAGCCATGATTGTAGACCAGAGATATACCTATGAAATGAGATTCCAAGTGATGAAGGAAACTGATGCTCGCTTTCCTCAAGCATGGAAATTTTTGCTTTTCCATGATATTAGGCATATACTAAAAATCTCTGTAAACCTATTGAATGCCAATACAAATTATATGAAATTATCTCCTGACTCTGCCCCAATCTTTAATGAAACCCGTATAGCTAAAGTAGCAGCGCTGGCTTTCAAGTCCTACATAAAACTATGGGGTAAGCAGCACTTCCAGATTATAGTAATAGAAACAGAAAATCCGATGAGACTTATATTCAATACATTACTCGCTAAGGAACTTGCTAAAGTAAGTGGTATAAAAATAAACCAAAATCTGTCTTTAGAAATGACTGGAAAACCATTGGAGAATACTAATGTCCCTGGTAAGCCTAAACTTTATACTGTATTGACTAATGCTGCTGGTGGTAAAATAAAAGAAGCCATAGAAGAAGGTATATTTACTAAAGGGTTTAAACTACCTAAAAATGGTATAGTAATAGACTATAATAATTTCAGTTCATCACAGGAAATAACACAAAAATTTGGTAATCTTTTTGATATAACTAGAGAATTATTTTTAGAAATAGAATCTGTAGCCTCTTATCATAATGTTAGTAGAATAGCACTCCTTTCTATAGGGGGTTTTCCTATAGATGAACACTTTAGAATTAGAGAGATTGAAGGTATACTTATTGCTTATAATAATATTATTATAGCCAGAATACCTAATTCTAATAATGAAAGACAATATAAGAATTGCTTTTTCTACTATGATAATTATAGTACTCAATTAAAAGAATTCTATTCTATAGCAAAAACTGTAATAGAAGATATCAAAAATGAAAAATTGCATAAGAAGGATTTAAGTTTAGGTGCGGGAGAAGTCTCAGGGCTTTCTTTTGATGAAGCACAAGTAGACGAGGATACAGAGTCTAGCGCTTTTATGCCTTCAGCACCCGAGAATGTAGCTGGATTAGTAGATTTATCTACTTCAAGGGGGCATAGAAAACCTATCCCTTTTGGCGGGCAGACGGGCGATGAGATTAACGCTGATGCCCGTCGCCATCTAAAGCAAATGTCAGGAAGTTTAGAGACACAATTAGAGTCTATACAGAGTTTAGAAGAAATGGGCTAAAAAATTAGATGATATAGGTATTCTTATTGGAGAAAAAGCAAATTATTTTGAAGATTGGAAACAAGAGTTTTTAGAGTCTACAATTTAGACTCCTTGACTTTATTTCTAAATAATGGTATATTTTCTTTAGAGGTATAGTATGCAAATAATGAAGAATTGTAAGCGCATGATTAGGGCTACATTAGCACGATTTGAGGAGAACCCTCAAAGGTATTCCCATGAAATAGCTTCTCTACAAGCAGATATAGAGAATGTTAAGCCTAAAGTAAAGAAAGTAAAAGAAGAAAGACGGGACTATAGAGAGCAAGACGACTATTAGGCATAAATAAAATGATAGTAAGAAGCATGTTTAATAATACCTCATCAATAGGCGGCAACCTACTGTCCTCTCTATTACTATCCTATAATAGTGAAAAGCCTTAAAGAATCCACAAAAGTAGCAGGATCATGCGCAGTTAATGAATAAGGTTGAATAGGATCAAAAATTAAATTTTCTTTTCTGTTCCCCACACAAAAATGCGTAAATCCATTACTAGGGCGATGGAGTGCCATAATAGAATATACATTAGGGGCTATTATTGTTGATGGAGGAAAATGCCCATCTATATATTGTAGGGGTAGCCCCATTATACTAATAATTCCACTATAGCTCTGAATAACAAACCCAGAATCAATAAATCCTTGTTGTAAGGATTGATTCCAAAAAGTATTTACATCATCAATAGTATTGGTTTGCCCTATAATTTCTCTATAGAAATTTAATGAACAGAAAAGGCAGCCATATTCATGTAGTGTGTCTATTGCTTTAGGATCATTCTGGTATACTGGCATATAGTCCTTCTTATGAGCACTTTGCTTCTTTTATTTTTCTATCAATCTCTTTATCTACTTCACCATTTAATGTATTTATAGTATTGATAAGTTCATGGGTAACTAAAGAAAATACAGTGTCCATAACATCTAGTATCATTATGAGCTTCAACTGCCATGTGCGATAAAATGAGGAGTAGAGTACACTCTTTATTTTATTTACTAATAAGTCTACATGTGGGCGAGTAAATTGTTTGTATTTATCTACAAAACATACAGGTATGCCAACAACACATATATTATTAAAGATAAGTTCTTTTTTGAAAGCTGCTTCTGAATAGGCATCAATGGCACTATAAAGTACATCAGGTAAAGTAAACATAAAATTTATCTTCTCTGTATCATTTTTTATAGCTTCAAGAGTGTTAATAAAATCTTTAAAAGTAGAACATAAAATAGGTGACCTACATTCCTGGATAAAGATTTTCCCAAGGTAGACTTTTCGTTTGTATTCTTCATTGTTGATGTTAGGAAAGTCTATACTCCTTTCAATGGAAGTTTTCAAATTAGTAAATACTGGATGCTGATTAAAAGGAATTAAATTCTTTTTATTATCTTCATCTGTTTTATTTTTTATACCTATCTGAACTTGCATATTTTGTAGTTCATATTTAAGCTTGCTTATTTCGTCTCGTAATTCTGCTATTTCGTCTTCTTGCTTCTTATTTCGTGCTTCAAAAAAGTTTATTAGTTTCTGCTCCATTGGGGTTAAATCCTCTTTTTGTGGTGCTGTTCCTGCTTCATCTGAAGAAAAACCCAATTTTAGTCCATCGGGTGTCATTGTTGCTGTTGGACTAAGTTTTCTTTTTTTTAAATTCGCTACTACTTTTATAATAATAAACCCTACTAAACCTATAAATGCTCCTAAAAATAGTAAGGTAAGCCCCTGATCGAGGGGAGATTTTGATATCCAATAAAGTAAGAATTCACCCATTATTTTTACATTCCTTATGTAATTAGTTAGCAAATAGACTGTGAGGTGGCTGAGGCTATACTTATAATCATATAGTAAGGACCATGTAATATATTATTGGTATCCTGTATAAAGTATTCATAAGTTCCTACGTTTGATATTTTTATGCAAAGAGGTAAATTATAAGTAGTCAAAGTATATCCTTGTACTCCCCATTGTAGTATTCCCTCAAAATTAATGCAAATCATTATAGGCAACACTACTACTCTTAAGTACGTGGTTGCTATCAAATCGGCAAAACTATTGAAATCATATGTTTGGTATCCAGTGTAGTTATCTACAGGCAAAGATAGAGCGCCAGTAGTACCAACGATACTCAATGTCAAACTCTGCCCCGGTAATGCTGCTGCTCCAAAGGAAAGAGTAGTACCAGGACCCGCATATTGTGTTTCTATTGCCTTATCACCAGACATTAGAGATATAGTAGCATTGTCATTTATGCTTACTGAGCCCTTTCCATTAGAAGTCAATTTATGATTTAGATTTGAAACAGCATTGGAAACTACGATTGATGATGTATATGTGTTAGAATAAAAGATACCGTCAAATACAGTGATAGAAATTGAATA